AGGAATCCACCTGTCTGCTCAAACATCCCTGTGATGAGCCCCCAAATTTTTGAGATCTGATCACCTGCCCATTTGAATCCTGTGACAATCGAGTTGACAAGTCCGTCCCAAATTTTAGATACTTGATCTCCAACCCATTGCCAAGCAGATACTACAGCATTGGTGAATCCATCCCATAAATCTCCAAACCAATTAACTATCTCTCCCCAGTGCTGGATAGTCTCATATACTGCGACAATTGCAAGGACAATCCAGCCCAGTGGACCAAGTATGATCAATAGTACTGAGACAAGTATCTTGGTCATCGTGCCCCATTTATCCCACATGTCAATGATCCACATTGATGCAACAATAACTGCCGCAATTGCTGCAGATATGGCAAGTATAGCACCAATGAGAGGGAGCGATACAGAGGAGAGTACTACAACTGCAACTCCTAGTGCACTTATTGCAGCAGTGAGAGCAATGGTCAAACCAATAAACGCTTTAAGAGGGGTCGGAAGACTCTGAAAATATGAGATGAGATTCGAGAGCATGTCCAGAAGAGGAGTTAGCACAGGTGCAAGTGCCTCCCCAATCTGCATGGAGAGTATATTAAACTGGAACGTAATCTCAGCAATTGACGCACTGAGGGTCGGGCTGTTGGTGATGATTGCAGCCATAGCACCACCTGCAACAGCTCCGAGTAATGCGAAGCTTTGTGCAATCTTTGACATGTCGAGTGATATTGACTGTTGCCCCTCCTTGGTTGTTGTCTTGAGTACTCCAAAAGACTTCCCAATCTTCATCAATCCGTCACTGAGCTTGGATAGACCCCTCAAGGCTTGAGAGAGGTCGAGTATCAGTTTTTCTTTAATTGTCATTGTCTCATCCTCGCCTTAGATTCAGAATCTCGGATATTCTGGCGGTCGTATCTCTGCTTACCTCTTGTTACACCAGCGAGGATTAGTGGCAATTCGGGAGTACTTGGTAGACTGAATCCTATACGCTCACAGTTATCGAGCGAATATCCCCTCTCGATCATATTGTCGATGGTCAGGACCATTGACACGTGAGAATCAGGGATATCACTATCATAGTAGAGAGATCGATATACCATTCGTTCTACCTCGGAGATTCGTTTTGCAACACTTTTAGTGTGCTCCCGCAAGATTCGAAAAAAAGGGTGAAGAATATGTCTGCTGGCATATGCTCTAAATCATATTTTCCATTTTTCCGATATTTATCAGGACCAGATATGATGACTTTTTGGAGAATCTGCTCAATGGCAGCAAAGGTCTCTGTTGAATCCAGGTCATGTATGTCTAATTTGGAGAGAGACATAATCTCTCGAGCAAAAGGTTTTCTGACTTCCCATGTTCCTTCGTCGGTTTCAACTTTCATTTCTTGGCCTCCAAAACTTCTATATTCTTTCTTCTCTTCAATTTGCTAAGGTAACTCTTCTTCAAAGTTCCCACATCATAAATCTGTCTCCCTTCTGCAATCTCTCTTGCAATCTCAAGGGATGATGTAAAGACAGTTTTATGGTTAAATATAATCTTATACCATTTCATTTCTCTCTCTCTCCTAATAGCTACTATAATCAGCAATCGAGTCAATCACAGTTGTAGTCATTAATGTCTGACCTGATTTTGCATAAGGGATAATCGTGAAGTTTTCTTTCAGCACATCATCACCAGGAAGATCCTGACCAGGCTCAAATATACGGCACTGGTTGAAGGTCATGGTCATCTCATCACTGCTTGCAGATTTAACAAATTTGACCTGCGTAGCAAACTCAGTCTCATTTGCGACAATATCATAGATCTCTGTATCATCTTGGTACTGATCGACAGAGATTTCCCAAGGTCTCTTACCCTCTTTTACAAATCTAGGAGTATTAGACCCAATCGTCTTACGTGGATTCAAATTACGATTGCATTTGATTGTCAAATCTGACGCAACATCTATTTTTGACACACTGTTTATGGTGAAGATGCTTGCATGGTCATACATCCAAGGATCGGTTGTCAACTCTGCTGCAGATTGTGGGGTTGCATCCTTGTTATAGTCCATACCCTTGAATCCCATGGTTGACTTAATCTCCTCACCCTCTGCACATCTTATCTCAAGATTGTTGGCTTTTGCACCCAATATCTTCCGAGAGATTCCGAGATCATCTGCTATCAGCTCGGCACTGCTCGATAGCAGAGTGTTTGATTGAGTAAGTGTATGAGTGTAAGGTCCTGTACCAGTGACAGAGTGACCCCCCATAATCAAATAGAGGAATTGGAAGTTCTGGATTGTGAATCTGACATCAAACTCTGCAATCTTGCCTGCTGATTTTGCATATCTCCTATCTTGGGACATTGAGCTATATCCCTCCTTCATATCAAATCCCGTCTTTGGAGTTATGCTCTCGATCAGCCCGAGTTTTGTTGATATACTGGTAGCCTCCGTCCCAGGTGTTGACTCATTACCTATGAGTGCGCTTAACCCATCTTCACCATGCTTGTAACCCATTATTCAACTACCTCCCAATCTTCAGCAAATACATCCCATACAGAGGGCATCCAACCCACAAAATCAACTCCATTATAAAAGACAAAATACTGAGGGACATCTCTGCCTATGAATCTGCTGTGGACATAGACGTACATCTTCCGTCCTAATTTTATGCCATTCCAGCCTTTTCTATAGAGTTTCTTTCCTTCCTTCAGTAGAGGGAGTGCTTCTTCAAATTTCATATAATCACCTTAACTCCAAATATTCGATCTTCCGAATATTGTATTTCTTACTTGTGAAGTCAAATGATGCGTATCTCACATATGAATCTCGTCGTAGGACCATTGTGAAGATAAGCATTGCAACCTCAATAGTGCCAGTGAGCACTACTATTGATCCAGTAGTGATTTTTTTTGCAAGACTCCAAGCAAAATCTACCACATTATCTTTGGATTCAAATGATGGGTAATTAGCATCGGTGAGGATTGTTATAGTAGCAGCAGGATACTGCTCTCTGATTTTGTCTGGCACCATGTGCCTCGAATCGTTAAGCACTACAAAGTGCATTTGTTGTTGTTGTTCCATATTCGTGCCTCATTGCATATAATATACAAATTGATATGTGGCTGCTCTCATGTGTACCTCATCAGCATCTGTCAATGTAGGAGATACATCCAGACAATATGGATTTGCACGATTCATACTGTACCCCTTGAAGGTCGATCTACTTGATCGCATTGCCTCAAGTATTTGGCTAAATATTGTATCCACATCCTTGATGCTTTTTGTAAATACAGATATTTGCACCAAGACAGAGATCTTAAGCTGATCTCCTTGGATAGATAGCAGAGTTTGAGACCCGAGCATGGACTCAATCACAATATGAGGATAGTACTTCCCCTTACGTGCCCTAGTTGTACGCACAAATGGTTGATTGGCAGATCTAGATCCAGATTTTGGGTCAATGATGGTTGTCCCAACTTTTGACTCCAATATTGATTTTACATTTAACGTAGCTCTACTGAGCACCGTTGTATTTGTCACTGCCGACATAGTTTAACCTCTTGATCGCAGCCACGACCAATTTGTATGTATGTCATATTTACATCAGTGATATTTATATGTATGTGCTATATAATTACTAGTATGAGCAAAGAAGAACTTCTCAAGGAACGGAAGAAACTTATCGAGCAGAAGAAGAAAAGAATCAAATCATTGAGCAAAGAAAAGAGAAGGCTCGATCGAATTGAGATGCAAATGACATTACTGAGTTATGATATGGACAAATGTCCAAAATGTAAAATCCTGAAGACTATACATGCAGTAGATATAACTCAGATACCTAAAAAAGGTAGGTATTTGAGGATTCAGACTACATGCTCTCCAGGATGTGAGCAGTTCAACCTGTGGGAGGAGTATAGAATCCTCTCAGAAAAGCAGATTGAGAAGTTGAAGGGAAAGAAAAAGGCAGATGAGAATGAAGAAAAATCCTGAAGAATTTGTGCTACCCCATTTGAGAAAAGCATTTACTGAATCTATAGCTGACTTTGAGAAGCAGGTAAAGATCCGCACACCTGTAGATACTGGCAGACTCCGTAATAGTATACATGTTGAATCTGTAAATACAGACGGAGAAGTATGGGAAGGGATAGTAGGGACAGATGTCGAATATGCACCATTTGTTGAGTATGGTACATCTAAAATGGCACCAAGAGCCATGTTCAGGCATGGAAAAGGAATTGCAGAGAAACGTATGAGAAAGAAAATACAGCAAGCATTGAAGATGGGGATCCAAGAGTATCTAAAATAAATATATTCAGAAAATATGTATATAATTGGACAAATTAATAGGTTAGATGCAAAATCCCCTGTATTTTTAGAAGACCTGTTTAAAAATACATATTATTTTGAGACAGTTGTACAGATCATCCCTGATCTCCACCTTTTATAGCCTCTAAAAATATTTTCTTTTTTGTGAATCCAAGGATTGAATCTATGTCCGTCCGATTCACTCGATAGCGCTCTCCCGTTGATACAATCTCGACAACATCTGCATCATACCCATTACGAGGACTGATGTCTATATCAGATGGAAAAAAACAGATGAGCAAAGGATCTTGGTATAGCCAGCCTGAATCTGATTTTTCAAGGGATGGAGCTTCGCTCTTCCGATTCCCTATCACCATCTTTGTATCTGTTGTAGTCTTTGTGCTACTATCCCAATCTAGCGCATCATAGTCTGTATCATAGACTGCGCTGGTGATTGTATATATCTTGACATCGATCCCGTTGGACGAGATGAACGAATCTGATGATAGACTCATCGTACCTCGCCTATGACATCATATGTACCACCTGTATTGACGGTTACCTCAAGTATGAGAGCGTTGTCCGTGATTGTGGTAATTGTATCCGCAGCAGGGGTACTATGTTGCTCAAGATTAGCTACGGTGTTATCTACCCCAATCTTGAGAGTAAATGTCCCAGTGCCTCCATGTGTAATTACACTTACACTCGTGTACTCGGATATGTTGTATGATGCCGTTGCGCTTTGCGCCTTTGAAATTACGAATTTTGCCATTTTAAGTATCTCCTATGCTTTTATCCTCCGCCTGCGATATTGTTTGAGCATGGGAATAAGATCTTCAGTCAATACTGCTCTTCTCACAAATTTGACTGAGAAGTCTGCCATACTCATGCTTGTCGCACCTCCGAGATTCACAAATCTCTTGTAATCTTCGAACATGCTCACAACCATCTCTATAATCCCCTGTTTGACACCTGCAGGGACAGAGGCATTCCCCCAAGTGTACACAATTTTTAGTGCTTTTGGGTCATCTGCATAAATCTTACCACTCTTCACTCTGATGAGTCCAAGCTCTGGATAAACCCAATAATCTGTATTTTCGGTACCTAATGAGGTCCCCCTGAACTCGATGCTAGATATGGCATTAATAGGGGCTTTTGAGAGCCAGACATCTTCCTGCTCATCCTCGGGATCGACATAGTCTGTCTGACTGTTGGACGAATCCCCGAATTTGGTCTGGCAGTACTCATCGACGAGACTCTGTGCAGCTGCAATCATATCTTGTATCAGAGTAGATTCAGCAAATCTGATCTTTGCTGTTGCTGCACTAGATGATCCAGTTATTGTCTCACCTTTTTGATACTTACCTGTAGACCATATGATTTTGAGCTTGGAATTGGTGGCATCATATGAGGATACTATCGCTGTTGCTGCAGAGGTACCACCTGTGACCGTCTCCCCAGCCGTGAATGTCCCAGATATGCCATATAGATTCAGATCGAGCGTGAGAATACCTAGTCTGGAGGTCACGTCATCTATAGTAGCATAATCTACCATCATTCAACACCTTTGAGTTTCCTTTTGATAGATTCGAGTTGATCTGGAGTGAGTGAATCCAATATACTTGCTCCATTTGGATCCGTGGAATCTTCTGCAGGTATCTTATCAGGTTCGACAGAATCTGGCTCAATATCCTCATCCACTGAATCTGCTACGATCTCCTCACGAATTTGGTACTCCAACAGTTTAGCACCTCTCGGCAATTTATCGAGAGCAGTGAGCTTAGCTCCATTATGCTGTGCTAATCTTGCCAACTTGGCAGATTCAGTGTACACAATATGATTCTTCCCAGGTACGATTGATACCGTTTGATCATCAATTTGAGCAGTTATTTGAGAAAATGCAAGGATCTCGAATACAGGACTATTCTTCACCAAAGCTTTTTTTTTCGTTTTTTTTGCCATGATCAGTACCTCCCGAAGACAACAACTGATACAGTAGCAGTGCTGGAAGCATTATCACTGTCGATTGTGATTGTAGATCCTGACAAACTCCAGCTGAAGGATTCCGTCAATGCAGTAGCTCCTTTTTGTGTAATAATTATTGCGTCAAGATCACCTCCTGCAAATGGATTAGTCATAGTTGCAGTACCTGTTGCAAGAGTGAGCTCTTCGATAGCTACAAGGTACTGAGTCCTAGGGTGCTTTATCTCGGTCATAATATAACCTCATGCAGCATCCACATATGCATAGCACCATTTAGCTATCCAAGTCGCAGTCCAATAATTTCGAATAAAGAACTCAGCTCGATCTGCAAGATTCTGAGCAACTGGTACTGCCTCAGGTGCTAGACTCACATGCTCTGCAATAGCTCTAAAGTCAACCGTGACTGCAGCTCTCTGACCAGAGGTTGTACTCAGCCCATGAGTCCAGAGGACAGGGATACCGTCAATATTGAACTCATTCAGACCGAATCCGAATTTCGGAGTATCGGGGTCCATTCTCATGGCTGCAGATGCCTCCTTCCTGAGCCTGGTATACGTTGATCGATCGGTAAAGACAGCAGCAGGATAACCACCATTATCTTCCACTGTCTCAAAGGAGGTCTCTACATCTCCGAGATTAATACCTCTTGCACCTGCAAGATCTGTGAGCTGACCCTGATCCTCAAGCTCAGGAAGTATCCCCTCAACACTTGAAGTTTCTGCCGACAAGTCTATTGCAGATGCTACCGCAGATGTGCCAGAAGGATCACCTCTAAACAAAATCTTCTCTTTGTAGAACATGAAGTCATAGTAATACTTCTCCGTCCTCTTTGCATAGATGTCAATTGTCTCCTTTGCAACCTGTTTTGCAGGATATGAAATAGCGCCTGGGAGATATGTATATGCAAGATTTGCAGTGACCTCAGTTGGAGTAACATCTACTGCAGTAAGATCTGCACCATCTCCACCCTGCCATACAGGAGTGGCATTTGTATTATCATAAGGTCTTCTAGCCTTCTTTCCCATGAGTGGGACCTTCTGGATGGAGGTACTAAATGGGAATCTCTTACGATTGATGTCAATGAGCTCTGGCATCACAAACTCAGGTGTGACTGCTGCAACATTTGCAACGCTCAGAGTTTTCTTTATCTCTTCATATGATTTGGCAATCTCTGCTAGTCCATTTGCATTCCAGTCCCGTAATGTTTTTGGAGTGCTATCTGCAGGAGCTTCAACCCCATAATAATTCTTCTTTATAGCACCCTTGAAATTGTTGAGCGTCATCTCAATGAGCTCTTGATCACTCAGTGCCATTGGTTTGAATCCAGACATCTATTTACCTCCGAATTTCTTCGCAAAGGTTTCTAGATCCCATTTATCGGGTTCTTTTTCTTCATCTGCAGGGGGAACAGATGATAATGCCTTCTGGATGGTGTTAAGCTCAGTAGATTCACTGATTGTCTTCTTCACTGTATCTTGTACAGTCTTTGTTACCATTGCCAGAAGCTTACTATTGTCATCTGCAGGGGGATCTTCAGTTTGATCTTTTTTTGGATCTTCAGTTTTTATCCCCTTCTTGATGTCCTCTAGGGTTTTATTCAACTCCTCAAATTTTGAGGTTAGCTGTTTCTCAATCTCCGTTGAGATTGTCTTGCTTATGTCCTCTTTGAGGACTTTCATATCTTCTTCGGTCATCTCATCACTTTGTGATACTGATTTTGACACGACATCAAAGAGTGAGTCTTGATTGGAGCCAACAGACACAACTGACAACTCAAGTATGTCATTAAGACCAATCTTTCGCACTCTGCGACCGTCTTTTTTGATATATTGCACTTTGGATGGTTTGCCTCGGATTGAAAAGCTACGAAGTATACCTTGCTTGATGAGAGACCATGCCTCATCAGCATCCTTCGCATTCTTGGCGATCTCAACTAGTACCTCAACTTTTGATGAATCGGCAGAGTATTCCAAGGTCTTCCCGATTGCCTTCCTTAGATCGTGATCTCTAAGTACAACTGGATTACGATCCATGTATGATTCGAAGGACTTAGCTACCGAGCTGACGTCAATGATCTCGTCATCTCTATCCACCAAATCTACTGTGGCATAACCTTTGATGAGACGTTTTTCGTCATCATGTATTGCTGCCTTAAGTACATAATCAAAAGTACGTGTCACTGTATATATGTTGCATGTGTATCTATATATACTTGGTGTCAAAATAGCCGTCAAATTATATTACAAGTAAATTTGACAGATATGATTATTGAGATAAAGTATCAGACCAAGCCTTTGTTATTTGCTGCCAATTTGAGACAGTCTGTCGGCTTATTCCAAGAGATTCAGCTAGCTTTCGAGTGCTGCCATCTAGTATCTTGACAATTGAGTCATCTTGCTCCAACTCGATATTTGCCATCTTTGGTCTAAATGGAAAAGGAGCAGTAGAGGATTCAGAATCCACGGATAAGATAGTGCATCGGCAATTAGGATGCAGAGGAGGCTTGAATTCTAGATCGTCGATCGAGTAGATCTTCAAATGATGCGCCATGCAGATGGGGCAGGTACGTTCATCTTCAGTAGCATAGTACTGCCACCTCTTCCCACCCGAATTACGAATCTGATTGATCTTACCCCAGGTGCTAGCATTTGTGACCTCGGTCCGTGCAATTGTCTTTGCTCGATTCTTCGTTGTCTCAAATACTGATTCAATCCGCTTGGATAGTTTCGGTATGGACTCTCCCTTCTGCATACCTTCATACAATTCTCTTTTCAATGCATTCTGGACATCATCACCCACTTTTTTAGCGATGAGCAACGGATAGTCTTTGATATAATCTAATGCTCTACGATCTGTACGATCTAGAGAGTAACCAAGCTCAATATCATTGTTTAGCTGCATACCTTTTTTGTATGCGGCTACAATCCCATCTCGTATCTCAGTAGCAAGATCATTTGGATCCACATTAGTTATCTGCTGAATCTGGGATAGACTGTTAACTGAATCTACTTGGGAGATTCGTTTGTCAACTAGTTTTCTCCATAAAATCATGACTTTATTAAGCCCATTAGCGATACTATTCACAAGTGAGTCAAATAACTTTGCTAATCGGGAGTCCATGAGTGCATCGGTTATCCCCTTTTCAATATCTTCCAGATATTCTTCCCTTATCTCAACTGATTTTGAGATTTTTTTTTTAGGAGGATCGTTTGAATCATCTGGATTTTGTGGATCTGGTTTCTTGGATTCTGCATTAGGATTATCTTCTGGATGATTAGGATCATTTTGCTGATTCTCTGTTTGTTGCATACGTTGGATCTGTATGGGTGCATCTCCCCATTCCACAGGATCAAGACCATGTTCTCTCCTCCATTCATTGATTGTAATTTGCATATTATTGAGTTGAGAAGCAGCAATATCCTGTTGTAATTTTTGCACCTGAGGATCTGCATCATAGATATATTGAAATTCAATCTCACCCTCGGGATCGATCTCTGATATAATCTCAAGATTTGTCCTATACTCAATCATATCGAGCAATACCCGATATTTTCGCTGGAACACCTGTGATTGTTGCTCTGCAGATGATTTATTAACAGCATCAGTTATCCCGAGCTCTGCAGGAGTACCTCCAAACACGCTTATAACAAATTTTTGCACAAAATCAAGACCATCCAAAAATGCAAGATCCTTGACATCCAGCATGAGGGGCTTGAAGTCAATACTTGTATCTTTTCCGCCATGAAATATCCCAAATTTGTGCTTCTGTTTCCGAAATTTCTCATGCACAAATTTCTCAAGATTCTCTTGCTCGGTCTGATTTAGACCGTTTGTAGTGATGAATCCTTGGAAGACTGCCCCCGATTTATAAAATTGTTTAGTTTGGACAATTTGCGAGAATACCCACTCAAGCATATCCTGAATCTGCTTCACCCTAGACCGACCATAGGTGAAGTATGTCGTAGGCTGATCCCTAAATACAATGAGCTCACGTGGGCTAAAAAATTGTGGTGCATTTCGCACAAAATTAAATTGCCAGTGACCTAGAGTGCGACCATAATCATCGATAAAAGCATTAAATTGGGAGGCATCATAGGCTTGTATTGAGAGGAGTTGAGCCGGTGCAGATCTCGGGACTATGGGATAATTATTAACCTTGACATATGACGATTGATCGAATCCCTTTACAAGGACACCCTCTCCAATCTCAAAATAATCTGTTAATGCCTTGCGTAGCTCTTTAAAGTAGGTCTCCTCATTGGTATTACTTTTGAGCAATAATGCCTTGCTCATTGCAATCTTGGCTTTTACTCTTGGAGTCAATACTCCATCTTTTGGGAGTATATCCCAAGGCATACCAAGTACTTGATCAAGTACTAGGTTTATACTCCTCTGCACAATACCCATCTGTGCGAGAGTGCGAAGAGTAGCTATATCATCAGTACGAGGTCTGCCGTATGGGTGTTGGAGGAACCAATCAGGGATTTTTGCCTTGCGGAGAGTCTGATCAATTGGGATAAGGAGACTCTCATCCATCCCATAACTCCCAGGTACAAATTGGTTTGAGACTAGACGAACGGGAAGATTACTAACACGTTTTCTCAGACCGATTCGCTCCAAAATACCCACAAAATCACCTCATTTCCTCTGGCATAAGCTCCTCAATTTCGGGCTTTTTTGGGACTGGAACTTTTGTCAGAGTATCCACAAAATCAACAATTGGGCTGACCTTCTTCTCGACCTCGGACAGGATTGATTGCCTCATATCTTCAAGATGGGTAGATATGGTCGTCATTGCATCACCCATAATTTGGAAGCCAGAAGCCATATCCTTGCGAACACCTGAGATTGTGATGGTCCCCAGGATGGACGGGAATCTCTCGATGATATCCAGCACTTTATCCTCGGACGAGTTAGGGAGTACAATATCAAAGAGGTATCCAATTGCAGCACTCTGCATCTCCCCAATTTTCTGGATAAGACCTGCACTCTCCTTACGCTTGTCCTCCCACCCGTTGAACCATTTTTCAAGTGCGAAAAATATGGTGAGAAGAAAGGTGAGAAAAGCAGTGAGTAAATATCTGTTGAGATTTGCAGGGATTCCGAGTTGCTGACTCTGCACCTCAGCGGTCAACGTGGATCCAATGAGTGCAAGGAGCGCACCCTTAGTAACAATAAATTGAAAATTTGTCCAATTGCGAGTAGATTCTACTGTTTTACCTTGCAGTTGTCGTAATTTAGCAGCCACATATAATATGAGTAATTGTCATTTATATATGTATGTACAACGTATGTATGATGTATTTATGATAAATCTACAGTGATAAATCTTGCACGTCCACTCTCAGCATCCCTTGCTGCAAGTACTGCGAACCAAAATGCCATAGTTGTATCATCATGTCTACCTTTGCTTACAAATTTACCTTTAGCTGAGTCATATTGCCATGCAGCAGTCTCTTGTATTAGGATTGACATCATCCTACGAGTGTAATCGACATCTGCTGCAGAGTGAATCTTGGGATCTCCCCATGGGATAACCACTTTTCGCGTCTCGAATATGCCTCTTACGCTAGGGATTCCTGTCTGCATATCATGCTTGTTGCTACCGCTAGTAGTATGCGCTTCAACAGGCAAGTTAGGATACTGATCTTCAAGGATTTGAATCAGAAAACTCTCAAAATTCTTCTCGATTTTTGCCACTTGAAAGTTATATCTCTGATGTAATGAGTTGAGAGCGAGCATCTGAGCATCATATCTCCGTCCTCTGAATCTCACCATGTCCAAGATTCGGTATTTGTTTTGTACAAGCTCCAAAGACAGGATGACGGTCCAATCTGCATCAGAGGAAGGACTTGCTTGGAGATCCATACCAGCTACTGTGAGTGTATCAGCCAAGTTTGGTCTGCGAAGTATAAGTGAGGTATCCTTGCACTGGTCCATGAGCCTCTTTGGTACGAGCGCAAGCTCATCAGAGAGTGGATTGAGTAAAAATTCGACCTGAAATGCATAATTGCCGAGATCCTCTCTCCATTCGATGAGTGTTTCTAGAGGATATTTTTCGGGCCATAATGCTCGAGGTCTGGGGGGTTCAGTGTTTGTAGTGTAGCGATATTCCTCATACCAATCTTCCAATTTTGGAGCATCTTTATCCTCCAACATGACTAATTCCGCATATTTTTCTCGAGCCTTAGCGTACCATCTGTGCCAGTCATCAATGAGATGCCAGTCTTCCTCGGGTATGGCGGGATAATTATCCCCCACAAAATTCCCAAACTCATGCCTCCTGAGTTTGTCGAGAGCATCACCCTCCCTGAGTATTGTACCAACATAGAGGGTGCGAGTGTGAGGTAATCGTGATGCAAGGATAACCCGACGGATGATCATCTCTGCTTCTGCAAATGATAGATTCTGCTTTTCATCAAGCAGATCATCTAAGATGATGACATCAGGATTCAGTCCACGAAATTTACCAGTCAATGATCTGATGTAGATGATAGATCCATTGGATAATGTGATCTCGACACTGTTGTAAGTAAGTATCTCCACATCACTCTGAATCTGCTTCACATAGTATTCGAAAAGTTGCACAAAATTACGGACCCAATCTTTGGTCTGAGGGAGTGAGTTCATAGCCACGATAATTCTTGTTTTCTTACGTTCGACCTCCCAAGCAGCTATGAGCTGTGATATTGTGGATTTTATATGACGGCGAGAGCAGGATATATACGTGGATTTTTCTCGTAGATATCGACTTATCCACTCTTGATGGAATCCAGCTATATCTACCCCCATGACTTCCTTGATCATATACGGTAAATGAGTACGAGCAGCTATACGATGAGCTGTAGTTCCAGGGAGAGATTTAGTATGAATCTGAATCTGAGGGGCGAAGGGCTCATATTCTGCTGAGCTCATTTATTAACCTCCCTCAACAATTTTTACAAAATCTGCTAAGAGCTCTGGATTCTTTTGACTTATTATCTCGATAGCCATCATGAATCTATCTTCTAGTTCCCTCATACTCTCAACAGTATCCAAGGATTGTAACATGCCGAACATAGTCACCCGATCCTCAACTAATTTACGCTGTGCCTCGACCATGCGGACAAAGATACTCAAGAATCTAGGATCATCCCGCTTTTTGATCTCAATTAATCGACCTTCTCCGCCGCCAACCCACTTCTCATACTTACCAGTTAATATCTCTTGGATCTCTTTGCCGACAGTGATCAAAGTTGACTGATGTATTGCAGCCAGTGATTGTGTGTCAAGTGGTTGCATTACATCAATCTCAATAGGTATTGCATCAGTAACTTCCTCTGCAAAACTTGCTGCCTTTTGGATAGCTTGGAGATTTTTGCTGGACTTCTTCTTTGCCCTGCGAATCGAGTCACTTACCTGGATTTTGGATTGCAACTCGTACTCTCTCCGTCTACGATTGTACAAAACTTGAACAGAGGTCCCAAGCTCTCTCGCTAATTTAACCAGATCCTGATGCTGTGAATCAGGATCTTTGTTGTCAATCACCTGCCTGTATCTCTTATATAACTCATACCCGTTCTCATGCTTTCGAAACACATTATGGGATCTAAGGGATTCCCAACCGCTCTCTACTGTATTCACGTATGTATAAACGTTTCTGGAGGTATAAACGTTTGGGAAACATTAACTAAAAATATAGAGAGATTAAGGCTTGGTGATGTAATATATACAATCTTCACATGCTTTCATTTCGCTATGCTTTGGATAGCGAAAATATTTTTTGTAGAAACGAGCTCTCCTTGTCTCCTCTCTGAACATTGCCTCCTCGGCAAGATCCAGAAACTCACTAAGAGTCTCCACAACCAAGTAATATGGATGGTCTTCTATGCGAATCCCAGTCTTTTGATTCCTGAATGTCCATATCCATTGATAATGGGCTCCTTTTTTACAAAGGGGGTAATATGTCTCATGCTCCAAGAAAATTGGATTTGGAGCATGGAATTTTCTGTTCCATTCGTACTCAACTTTTTCATTGATTATTCGGGGATAATACCCCGATCGATCCTTCAATGTTCGTTGCATAATATAATAACCGTTAATTGAATATATAAATGTTTTGGCAGTAGGATGAACAATTGAATCCTGCCAAGTTGGCAAAGACTAATAAGATCTGTGTCAATCAGTAGATTCCTATCTTAAGAATTGAAACATAATTTGCATAATATAATGAATCAGATCCACCTGTACCTATTGTAAACATAAGAGTTATATATTCAATTAACAGTTATTATATTATGAAGAAAATAATCGTCGAAAATATAGAACAAGTATATGAGCACCTTGAAGAGGATTCTTATTATATAAGATTCTGTGACACTGAAGTACCTGTCGCAGAGCAAATTTCGGGGCATATGTGTCCAATGTGCAGTCAAGAAGACTGTGAAAGTGGTAACTGTGATGAGTACTGTTACTCTCATCAAAATGATCTCGTTAAATGTGAGTATATACCCTGGATGAATCAATCATTACTTTTTGTCGAGGGATATGTTTGCGCCTGTGGTTATGATGAAGACGGGTATACGGACGAAGATAATCTCGAGCCTGGTGCCTATTATTTTTTCATTTTTACAGGAATTGAGGGAGCGAGAAGCACTCTAGACATCTACGATGGTACATACGTCAAACCAACCCGAACCGTTGCGAAGGGCACACACCTCTCGAACGGAGATTGGAAGGTCACAATCTTCTAAAATTTCTTGAAATAAATTATCTTTGAGGTGGGTTATACCACGTAACATTTATATACAATAAAGAGTAACATAGGGTAACATGAGATCAAAGGTAATCCGTGTGCCGAACCCTGTATATCAGGAACTGAAAAAGAGAGCTGCAAAAAAACAGCAGCTCCAACAAAGAAAAATCACAATAGGAGAAATCCTTTTTGATATAATAAAGGAGGTCTCCAGCAAATGAATCAACTGAACCACACATCTATCAATCCAGACATTGAAGTCTGTCAGCATTGCCACAGAGAGACTGTGGATTGGGTGGAGACTACGTTTTTTGGGGAGTGGCTACTGTTATGTAGCAAATGTAAGCAAGAGCTGGAGGGAGAAGAATGAGTATCACGATCGAAACTATAGAAATAACTAAACAAGGTCACCCTGCTATGTGGGAAAGTGGGGGTGGATACACAAACACAGGCAGAGCTACAATCATAACTTCAGCACAAGGTAAAAAATTGCAAGCTGTTTACACCAGAAGATCGGGTATGCTAGCATGCGAAAATCACGCATTATTCGTAGTTGATCATAATCACGTAATAATCATGGTGTCACACCATAGGGCTGATTTCCGGATTAAAATTTATCAGATAGTGGGCCTGGATTTACATAGCAAAAAAGCATCTCTTGCACTCAGAAATGAATATTCGATGGGTGAATGGGACATTGCGCCCCCAGCAACACTGAACGATGCAATTGCTGCTGCAAAGGATAAGGCACTTTGCTACCACTGCCGATCTCCACACTTCATACAGGAGGAAGAAGCATGAACACCACGGTCTGTGAGCGTACTATATGCGGATACAATGCAACCCACATAATCAGTACCAGCCACATCAGAGATCTGCCGGTGTGCGAGTACCACTTGCAGCAACTCCTAAGTCAGATCCCCGCCAGGAGAATCCGGCTCGTCAAGGAGGTCAAGACATGATGGAAAGAACAGAAGACCCTTTGTGTAAAATTTGCAATTTTAAAACGGCTGATTATGGCTACTGTATAACATCTGATTGTTACGAGTGCACCAGATGTCATTATGCTCATGAGGATGA